TGTGCAGATCTCAGATCAATATAATGTATCCAAGAACGACAAGAACCTGTCATATAGATTCTTGTAGGTGTACACAATGGTAATACCATTCTAGCACATTCTTTTGCAACTCCTTCCTCAATCATTTGATTATACAATGCTTGAGCAGAACTGAATAGAGTTATCATCTGTGCTTCTAGTTTTTGCTGTATGAATGGATCTAAATCGTCTATACTATTCTGGCGATTCTTTTTATCTTGCCTTCTTAATTCTGGTAATTTAATATTTCCTAATTCATTACTTTGTGCATATCTCTGTGAGAACTCTTGAAAAGTAAATGATCTATGTCTTAATATCTGTGCTGCAATTGCTCGTGTAGTTTCAATCTCAAGTGTCATTGATGATTGTTCAAATACAGACCAATGATTATGTTGTATGCAGTATCGAAGAAGTCCTGCAAATTTTTCATTGTCCTGATTGTTTGGATTTGATACTCTGGCAATATATGCCATTGTCTTTTCCGCATCAGGAGAAACGCTAACAAGTTTAACTGACATTATCCGAATCCTTTTTTAAGTTTACTGTCTAAATTATCCATTTCCTCTTGAACCAGTCGTAATTGTTTCTTCATATCTTTAAGTTGCTCATCACTGTAGAGGTGCTCTTGAGCAATTAATCTTTTAAGCATTTTGACGAGTCTTCTGGCTCTTGATGTATCTAATGAGGTGCCCATAAAGTTTCGACATACTTATTTAGTAAAAAAAGACCATCTGCCCGACTCTCTGAGTTGCATCTTAGGTCAAAAAAAGAGGGAGGTTGGATTCCTGTATACCAACAAACAACGGGCATTACTACAGAAAGTAAATACGTTGTTGCCTG